GTTGTATGAGACCCCCCTTAACAATGAAGATGCCAAAGTACGTATGTTTATTAAGGCGGACAAATCTCATGAGGCTGACTATAAGGCACCTCGGGCTATACAGTATAGATCGAAGCGTTATGGTTTGAGCTGGGCGCGATATGTCATTCCTATGGAACGTGCATTGTACACGCTTGAAGATCAATCTGAGTCACCTATTTGCGCTAAGGGGCGTAACGCAGATCAGCGGGCGAACGATTTGCTCGCTAAAGCTGCGACGTTTGCGCAGCCCCTATTTATGTGTCTGGATCATTCTAAGTTTGACGCGCACATAACACCAGAACTGCTACGGATCGAAAGTCGGTTTTATCAACGGTTGTTTGGCGGCGTTCATCGTAAGTCAGTGCGCAGGTACATGTTGATGCAGATGCGAAATCGGGGTGGCACCAAGAATGGCACGCAGTATTACACGCCTGGCACGCGTATGTCAGGTGAAGCTAGCACCGCCCTACGGGGCACGGTACTAAATATATTGTTGCTGCGGGCTTGGCTTGGCGCGATACGACACTGTATATATGTCGACGGAGATGACTCGGTGGTGATAATAGAGCGTGACGATCGCATACTGTTGCCGGATTTGGCAACGACTATGCGGGCGATGTGTATGCACACCAAACTAGAGCAATCCACTGAGGTGTTCGAGGAGGTGGAATTTTGTCAGAGCCGACCGGTGGAGGTAGGCGGCAGGTGGCGCATGGTGCGTAATCCCCTGCGAGTCCTATCCCGTGCTGGTTGGAGTGTGTTGCCAATGCCACCATCATTGGTACACCGTTGGGTGCGATCGGTCGGGTTGTGCGAAATGGTGCTGGGGCGAGGGGTCCCGATACTGCAACGCTTGGGCGAGTTGATGGCCCAACGGGGCTCCGGTCGCTACTATGTGACGGACAAGCACTATGAAGCTCGCAAGTTGCAGCATAGCATTGATCGCGTTCAGCCCATTGATGTGGAGTACGCCACTCGTTTAAGTTTTGAGCGAGCTTGGGGCGTGGATCCACAAACCCAGATGCTTATTGAGGACACGTTAACAGTCGAGTATGACGGCCATGTGGACCTATATCATGATCAGGCTCCACTTGCCCGAATCCTGTAACGTGGTTACAATCAGCATTGACTTGACATGTCTAAGAATCAGCCAGTCAGTAAGAATAGGCGCGGACCTGCTCCGCGCCCCGCTAATCGCAAACGGCCGCGCGCGGCACGGCGAAACTATATCCTTAATAACATTCCCGGCCCAGTGCCCATGGGCGTGGGAGCTTCTGGCACCAACGCTTCCGTGGGCGCTCTGCGGGTACGCAATAAGGAGTATTGGTTTACGCTGTCCGTGCCGGATAAGGCTGGTATTAAAACTGTGGGGTTTACTCCGGGCGGGTCCGGCATGACGGTTCTGGATGGCTTGGGCTTGATATATGATAATTATCGAGTGCACCGAGCGCAGGTATTCCTAGTCGGTACTGCTCCGACTACGTCACCTTCAATCGCGAATTGTTGTATCGACTATGAACCCGGATTGGCCCCGAAAACGCAGGACAATGTCTTGCGCACAGTCCCTAACGTGACACTCCCCTTGTACCGTAATGCATCACTGGTCGCCAATAAGACGAGTATGATGCGCCGTAATTGGTTTATTACAACCTCCGGTGCTGCCGCAGAGCAGAACACAGTGTTTCTGTTGAGTTCGTGGCTCACTGGTACAGCGGCGGAATCTATACTGGTGTATTGCGAGTACGACGTGGAGTTCCGTAACCCTCAGAAAGGTTCATAGGGAGACGCGGGTCCCCTCCGGGAGGTGTATGTGGGTCAACGAGCGGTGTATAGCGTTTGTTTCGAACGCCAAGGACCGTCTGGAACTAATCCGAAGACCAACTATTATCGTAAGGCCATTAGCGGCCTTCCAAACGGAGTGCTCTCGAGCACTACTAAGTTGACCCCATCTGTTCCAAGCGCTGGCAACGTATCAATGAACGTTATTAATGCTGGCGCTGGGGCAGAGAACCGCGAGGAAACGACAGCCTACTTCAGACCGTCTAATGTCACCCACCAGCTGAATGTGCAGTGGAGTGCGCGACGGGCTCAGTTGGTACGTGCCTGCGTAACCTATACCACCTCCTTGATGGGATCCGTGCAACCAAACGCCATATTTTATCTGCCGGGCTTTCAACCCAGAGCAGGGTCATTAACAGTATCGGCTTTTCAACTGGTGAAGGGCGAAATAGCCACCTGGGCCTGCCAATATGCAGCGCAGGCGATCGATACCAAGTTGCCGGAGTATGGCCCCAAGCTTGATGCAGCATATGTGCGATTCACGTTTCTAATTCGGGGACTTTTGGATCGCGCTGCTACTGCTTGGTCGCTACGCTTCGTGCACGATGGATCTGAGATATCGATGGTGGAGCAGTTGCCAACCAACCTCACGCCCATTGAGGGCGTGTACGATTACAGTTACGACTTTAGTGTTGATGTTAATGCACGCATATGGCAGTATGCTACCATGCCAACTCGCGCGGAGTTGCAACATGAAGATGAACTATGGCGGCGAGCTGCATTCAGAGATAAAATGAATCAAGCTCGCCACGAGTTCACCATGCAAATGGCGCAGCAGCAATCGCGACAACAGACCCCTACTGCAGGCGCTGAATCACCTGCAGAGGGATGACCCACGCTAAGCGCGGGCATCGGATGGACTGGTGGCCGGATTGGCATTGACGACGGTGGCATGGCCTTGGTCGTCAATGCGGCTCCGATCACCTTTAGCACCGATCAGACCAGGTTGGGCTGGGAGGCTGAAAAGTCTCCGCCCTCAGCGTCCTCGAAATCTCTTTGAGTGGGG